CTCAATCATGGCAAGTAGAACCTACTGATGAAGTATTAAATCAATTTGTTGATACAGCAACACAAACAACACAAGAAGATTTTAGAGCAACATATAGAGATGATATTAATGCAGCTACATATGCTCAGGAAAAAATGAAAATGGATGAAGCTATGTTAAAAGCTATGTTTGGTAGATAATGGACAAAGATGAAATTAGACAAAAAGTTTTAGACGAACTTAATGCTTTACAAAAAGAATTTAATATACCTCAAATAGAAATAGATAGAGCTGTATTACAGTTTGAAGATTTAATTCCATTGTTAGAAGACAAAAATGATTTATTACAACAGTTAGCAGATGATTTAATTGATAGTGTAAAGTATCGTGCAAATATAGGAATACCTGACACTATACCTGATGAATTAATTGTAGAAGATATTGCAAAACAAGAAACAGCTAATAAAACATTTGAAGTATCTACTAAAGGTGATGACTTAGGTAAACAATTTTCTGCATTAAATGCTACGTTTAAAGAAGGACCATACAAAGGTAGAACTATAGAAGATGTATGGCAAAATGAAATTAAAAAATCTGGTAAAGGTAAACCTCCTGCACAAAATAGTATTTTATTTGGTAAAGATTACCAAGTAAGTAAAGATGAATATCAAAAACTTTGGCAAATGTGGGCAGATGAAAATCCTAAATTAATAAATCAATTAAAAGCTAAAGTAGATGAAGGTTACAATTTAGTAGATAGTTTTGCAGGTGACCCTAATAAAACAGTTAATCAAGCAGAAGCATTAACTAATATACTTAATAATCAAGGTTTTGGTGGTTCTCTTGGTGCAGCTAAATTAAATGACCCTAATATATTTCCAGAAAAAATAGAAGAATATGACCCTGATATACATAAAAGTTTTAAAGAATCAATATTAGATAAAATGACTGATTCTGAACGTAGAGCTTTAGATTATATTAACAATCATCCTACTATGCAAAATGCAAAATTAAATGGCGAAAGTTTATTACTAGGATTAGTTAAAACATTTGGTGCAGATGTTTTTGATAAATACAATTCTTTAAGTAAATTTAATCCTGTAAAAATAAGTGGTAAATTAAGCAAAGTATTGTATAGAGGAATTATATCTATATTAGACCCAATAGGAGAAGGTATAGAAACAGCTGTAAGAATAGGTGTTAAAACAGGTATAATTAAAGATGCTATTAAAGGAAGACATGCAATGGGTGATAGCCTTTTAAAAGCTGCTAATCAAGGTAGAAAAGCTGCTAAAGGAGCTAAAGCAACAGGTGCACTTACTGGTAGACTAGGAGGAATAGCTAGTAATCTTTGGTATGAATTATATAATCAATTAGCATGGCAAGGAACTGCTGCTATAGTTGCTACAACACTTAATGCTTCAGATGCTTTAAATAGTGTATTAGATAAATATGGTTTGTTACCAAAATTTGTAAAAGAAAATATTGATGTAATACCCTATGAAGATTTAAATAAACATTTAGCACATCAAAGTAGATATTGGCAAAGTGCTGGTTGGCAAGGTTCAAAACTTACATCTTTATGGTATATCTTAGATACTATGTTACCTGCAAAAATAACAGGTAATACTCCACATAACTGGGGTATAAATAAAATGGTTATGTCCCAGTTTCCTCAAAGATTTGAATTAGATGCTGATGAACAAGATTATTGGGATATTATTAGTGGGCAAAGAGAATTTAAAATAAGAAATCAAGATGGTTTTTTTGGTTGGTGGAAAAATGAAATTGAACAAACAGGACAATTTGGAGTAAATCCTAGTTATTTTGCACAAGTTAATAATCCAGATTTAGTTCCTGGTAATGCAAATCATCATGTAGACACTTGGAAAAAGCTACAAAAAATTAAAGATAGGTTTGGACCTGGTATAATGGAAATGGCAGGGTATGATATACAAATGTACAATAATGCAGAAAGTGGGTCTTAATAATGGCTTTAGATAAAACTAAATTACCTCCTGGAGCAGTAATAATTATTGTTGGTCCTAAATCATTAGAAGAAATAGAAAAAGAATTATATCAAGCTGGAGGTACAAGTAAATTTGAATTAAACAAAGCTTTTTTATCAAGTTTAACTTATAAAATAATAGTTCCCACAGAAACTGGAGAATATTTAGCATTTAATCCAGCAGAAGATTATACAGATGTTATTGATTATAAAGGTGGAAATCCATTTGAATACATTAAAGATATGGTAAAAGATGAAACAGCTCATTACGTTACTCCAACTGAATACGATAGTATGTATGTTCAAACAGAAAACTGGATAGAAGTACCAGAAAATTTCTTTCAAACACAAATTGGAACATTAACACCTGAAGAAGCTGTAGTAATGTCTACTACTGATTTTACTATTTCAGACCAAATAGATATAGCAATGAATAGTTTTAATAAATTAAATGAAGGAACTACTAAATTTAAATCTCCAACTTATAGAAGAAAATGGCAAGAAGGATATTTATTATTTCAAGATATAGCTTCAGCTAATGATTATGTAAATACTGCAGGAGTTATGAGTCAAGTATTAAAAGAACTTAATTTGACAGAACCTGAAATTACTGCTTTAGATTTTTACAATGTTAATGAAGCACAATATGCTTTAGATTTATCAGCACAAAAAGGATATTTATATGATTTATTACCTAGTGGTGCAAGTGTTGATGATAAAACTATGGAATGGATAGCAAATAAAGTTGTTATGGGTTCATGGGATAATAATAAAGCTAGAAGTCAATTATTTAGATTAGTAGATAAATATAGAGATACACCGTTAGATAAAGATTTAGAATCGTTTATAACAAATTCTACTATTGAACAAACTACAGTTGGTGAAAAAGAAGTTATGACTGTTATAGATGACTGGTTACCTCCTTCTGCAAAAAAAGATTACATAGATGAAATTGGAAAACATGCTGGTGAATATAGACAAGATGCTTCATATTTAGAAACTTTAGAAAATGAATTAAAAGATGCAAGATATGCTTTATATCCACAATACGATAAAGAAACTAAATGGAGTGTTATAGATAGAATTACAAAAAATACTATTAAAAACAAATGGGATATGGAAATAGACCCAGATGGTAAGTATGGATATGTTTATAACAAAGTAGCTACATTAAATGATGTTAATGAAGCTAATAAATATTTAGTACAAGAAGGTTTAGCAAATAATATAGGTAGTGTAGTTAATGATTTTGCAAGAGATATGATATCTTCTTTTGGTGGAAACATTATACGAAGTCAAAATTTCTTAGAACCGTCAACACAAAGGATTAGATAATGGCAGAAAATCCAGTAATTGAAGTAAGACGAGGTCAAATTTATGTACAAGGACCTGGTGGTGATGTCAAAATGGTTAATACAGACCTTAGGCAAAACGACCCAGGTGGATTATCTGAATTTGAAAGATATGAAAGAGATGGTTATAAAGAATATACTCCACCTCAACAATCATCTCAATCTCAATCACAATCTGGAGGAGATTATCAGTATGCTTTATCTGTTGCTAGAACATTATATGGATTTTTACCTGAATCAATAGTTAAAAAATATGCTGAAGGTTATGCAAATTATGGTGGTGATAAAGATTTAGCTTTATCTTTTACAAGAGCATCAAGTGAATATAAAAAAGAATTTGGTTGGTTGTTTAATGATGATGGAATAACACTTAAAATGTCAGAAATAGAAGCTATAGGTGTAAAAGAAAGTTTTAAAAATACATTAAGAGAAATAGGTATACAAGATTTTTCTGATTTTGAAGATGAATTTAATGAAATGGTTGGAGATGTTGCACCTGTAGAATTTCAACAAAGAATTGATACAGTATATGCTGCAATTAATAATCGTATACCTGAAGTTAAAAATATGTTAGCTGATTATTTAGGTGTAGAATATGATGATGCAACAATATTTGCATCTTTAATTAATCCTAAAATAGAAGATAAAGTATTAAATGGAGCTATAGATACAATTACATTAGGTGCAGAAGCTGTAAGTAGAGGTTTTTCATATTCATTTGGTAGATTTAATGAATTAAAACAACGAGGTATGGACTTGCAAATGGCTAGACAATTGTATGAAAATGCTAGTGGAATTATAAGTAGTGCTTCAAGTATTGGTAGAGATTTAGATATAACAACATTAGAAGAAGCTGCGTTAGGAGATGCAGATGCAACTAAAAGAGTTACAAGAATAAATGCAGAAATGCAATCAATGCAAGGAGCAACTTTAGGAGCTATTCAAAAAGATGGTAATATAGTTGGACTAATAGAAGATTAGTGTATAATAAGTTTAAGCGTTGCGTGGTCCGCTACAAATAGACCTGCAAATCAGCTTTCGAAGCCTACGTTGAAAGCTCGTATTAAAATCGTAGAGTAATGGACTTATAGCTTGTAGCTACCAGAGAGATAAGTCAAGTGGTAAAGGTAGCACCACGGCAAGATGCCTATGGTCTTGTCTGATAGGTTAATACATAGTGGAGGTACAAGATGGAAGAATTTGATGCACCGCAAGAACATGGTGTAAAACAAATGAGAGAAACAATTGATAGAAAAGATGAAACTATCAAAAAACTTGAGGCTGAGTTAGCTTCTTTTAAAGATAAAGAAATTAACAATGTCTTTGGTAAGTTAGGATTATCTACTGACAAAGGTTTCGGCAAGGCGTTAAAACAAGTGTATGATGGCCCTGTAGATTTAGAGTCTATCGCACAGTTTGCTAAGGATGAGTATGGTTTTGAACCAACAGGACAGGTAGAGGTTATACCACAATCTGAACCTGAACCGGTTGTACAAGATGATGCACGTGCTAGAGTAGCTGCACTTGATGCAAATTCTACTTCAGAAATACCTCTTGATGTTAATGAGCAATTAGCTAAAGCATTAAAAGGTGCGTCTGTTAAAGATTCACTTAGAGCTAGGTTAAATGCTATGGAACAACAAAAAAAATAAGTAAAAGAATTTAATACGACACAATACGGAGGTGTACAATGGCAGAGATTACTCTGACAGGTAACGCAATTTACTCCCAGAATATTAATAACTTTTCTGGGGAGCTATTCCGTGTAGGTGGTCAAAGAACTCCTTTCTTATCTGCAACAGGTGGATTAAACGGAGGTAAGGTTTTACAATCTACTTTCTGGCAAATCCAAGCTGCTGACTCACACACTGTATCTTCTGAGCCTACTAAAGGTCAAGAAGGTAATACACCAACTGAATATCTCGGTAGAGATAGAGTTGCTTACACAGGTGTGACACAGATATTCCATAAAGGTGTCAAGATGACTTACACTGCAATGGCAACATTTCAACAACAAAATACTTTCACATTAGGAGCTGCAGCTTTTGACGCTTCTGATGGAGATGGTACAACATCCGCATCTACACAACTTGGACTAGCTGGTTCTAATCCAATCGTTGATGAATTTGCAGAGCAAATGTCTTTAGCTCTTGAAAAAGTAGCTAGAGAAGTAGAATGGTTCGCATTCAATGGTACTTTTGCTGATGGAGCTAATGTAACTCCAGGAGCTGGTACTAGAGAAATGCGTGGTCTTTCTGAATACTGTGCATTAAATGCTAACGCAGATAATGACACAGCTCCAACATTCGTTGGTGGTAACGTATACTACAACGATACAGCTGGAGATGGTTCAGGAACAGACCAAGTTCTTTCTTGGGATACTATTGCAAACTCTTTAAAGAGATTGTATGATGCACACGCACCAATGGTACAACCAGTACTTTGCTTAAGTCCAAAACAATTATTGGACCTTAACAAAGAATTACTAGCAGGTAACGTTGGTATTACAGGTGCTATTCTTCCTAGAGATAGAAACTTAGCCGGTATTGATATTGACGTAATTGTCACACCATTTGGACAAATTGGTATGATGGTTATTGACCCTAATATCATTCCTGCAAATACTGCATTCATCATAGACTTTGCTTTTATACAGCCAGTCTTTACAAATATCCCTGGATACGGAACAGTATTCGTAAGAGATATTGACCAAGATGCAAATGCACAAGTTGCTAAAGCAATCTACATGGAAATGGGATACGACTTTGGTCCTCCTTCATACCATTTGAAGATTACTGACGTAGCTTAATTTATTTTGAAGATTTGGGGGGAATCCACCTTCCTCCCATTTCTTCTGCTATAGTGAGGACAATATGCAATTATCAAAAAAAGTTTTAATAGATATATCAGAAGATGCAGTTAACTCTACAGGTGTACAAGCAGATGGTTTATTACTATCTGGTATAGTATTTCCTGCAGCTATGACAGGTACAGCCGTAACATTTGATTTTTCATTTGATGGAAGTACTTGGGTAGATGTAGTAGAAACTGATGGTACTGAAGTAACTTATACAGTTACAGCTGGTGATGTTGTAAGAGTTGACCCTAGTGGTTGGGCTTTTGCTACTGCTGGATTTATTAGAGTATCTTCAGATGCAACTGAATTAGCTGATAGAAATATACAACTTATATTTAAACAAAGTTAGGAGTCATTGTGAGTGACACAATAGGCAACCTAGTAGACAGGGTATTTAGAGAATACCTAGAGCCAATGGATTCTGTTGAATCTTATTCTTATTTAACTGGTGATGTAACAACTACAACACAAAGCACCATTAACTATGAAGAAGGTCTGTTTTCTACAGAAGAAGAAGACGCATTAGGTGCTGGTGCAATTATAGAAGTTAATAGAGAATTAATGTTTTCTAAATCTCTTAATGCCGTTACTAATGAAATAACAGTTGAACGTGGAGTTAGAGGTACTACTGCTACTACACATGATGCAAACGATATAATTAAAATAGCTCCTGCATTTACAAGACAAGCAGTATATGATGCAGTATCAGACCAAATTAAAAATCTTTATCCTACATTATTTGCCGTAGAAACAATAGAACTTACTGCTAGTACAGGTTATAAATTACTTGGTACATATGGTAGTGATGTAGATACTAATAATTATTTAATAGCACCATTAAAAGCTATATCACAATATACAGATTGGCAATCAGGCTCAGACCAAACAGGACTTAAATATAATGGTGTAGCTATAGAAATGATTGACCTTCCTAATCCTTTTGTATGGACTGATGATACACAAACAGAAAGAACTAAAACTTATACTTCAGGTCCTAACGTAGTTCATGCTGTACAGTTTGTAGGTATATCAGCAGGTCATACTGTGTATGTAACTTTTAAAAAGAAATTTGTAGCACCTACATCAGAAGCTACAACATTATCTAGTGTAGGTTTAGAAACAGAATATGAACCTATTGTTATGGCTGGTGTAGCTGCTCAAATGTTAGTTGGTAAAGATATTAAAAATGTTGATGCTAGGTATATTACAGAACAAATGGCTGCACAAAACTATCCTGTAGGTAGTTCTAATAGTATTAGCAGTAGTTTATTACGTTATCAACAGTTATTAATACAACAAGCTAGAAGTAATTTAAGGTCTAAATATCCAGAACCAGTTCAGTTAAATAGTATATTGTATCCAACCTAATGGCTAGAGTTGCATCAACTTCTAATGTTCGTAATCCAAGACGATTTGGTTATGACATACGATTAGATAATATATATTTACGTACAGCTGTAGGTCCTGATAGAGCTATGACAATACAATCATCTGATGTACAACAAGGACAACAAGTTAATGTTAAACAAAATCCTGAAGATTTTACATCTAACTTAGGTCGTATATATTCAAGAAACAATTTTTCTGCAGGTCAAGGATTAGATACTGCACATAGAAGTGATGGTAAACCAGATGATGTTAATAGATTTTGGGATAGTAAAGGTATTGATGTATTTCACGGAGATGATGAAACTGCATATCATATACATTTGTTATATACGACTGACCAAGCAAAAGATGTTGATGAAGGTACTACTGACACTGCAATATTAAGTGGTACATATACAAATAACTATATGACACAAACTACTAATGGTAATATATACGTTACTGATGGTACAACTGTACACGAATATGATGCTACTGCAGGAACTTGGAGTTCTATATTAGCTGCAACTAATGGTGCAACTTATAACTTTACAGGTGCTGCTGCATTTGGAAACACAGTATATTTTACTACTGCTGATGCTACTAATTCTAACTCAGAGTTTATACATTATGAACCAGATGGACACGGTTGGTCTACACATAACACAGCTTTTAATACATTAGGTGGATTAACAGGCGTATGGTTTGTTAAAAATACTTTGTTTGTTACTGGTAATGATGGTACTGCAGAGTATGTTTGGGAAGGTGATGCATTTGCAGACAGTTGGGCATCAGCTTTTGCAACAGGAGATGCAATAATAGAAGTAGAACCTACACATCAAATAACAGGTATTGTTGATGGTGGTGCTGTAGTTTTAGCTGCTAGTACTGATGGTAATGTATATTCATTTAAATTATCTAGTGGAATATTTGTAAATCAAGGACAAACCAAAATACCTTTTGAAGAAATACATTCTATTGCTGCTGCAGAAGGAATTATATTTTTTGGTACTAAAGAAAATACAAGAAGTGTAGGTAGGTTATACAGAGCAGAACTTGTTAATGCTGATGATTTATATGTACTTGCTAATAGACAATTAGTAAAAGAATGGGTTGTTAATAACGTAGATACAACACCACACGCTATGTTTGTAAGCCGTGATAGTGTGTATATGGGTGTTAAAGAAGCAACTAATGAAGTAAATTTGTGGCGATATTATCTACCAACAGGTGGTTTGGCTAGAGATTTACAAACAGTTGGTAATAGTTATGTATCAGGTATTACACAATCTAATGGTAAGTTTGTAGTAGTAGTTGAAGGTTCTGATGTATATAAAGAAACATCTACATATGAAGCTGAAGGTTATTTAGTATTATCTGCTGCAGATTTTTTTACAGCAGAAAGTAAACAGTTTGTAGGTGCAGAAATATCTACAGTTACAATGCCTGCAGATACACAAGTAAGTTTACAATACTCAACTAGATTTGAAGATTTAGATGCACCTGAGTCTGCTACGTTTACTAATGCTTTAACACAACTTGGTGGTACAGGTGACGAAGAAAAACAAATAGCAGAAGTGTCAAGATATATTATAGGTAAAGTCATACTTAAAAGTACAGATGGTGTGTCAACTCCTAAAGTCAAATCAGTACAGTTTCGTGCATTAGCTAGACCAGAACTTGTAGTAGCACAAATACCTATAAACATTAGTGATAGAGTAGAAAGACCTGGTAGAAAACCATTAAAAGTTAAAGGTCTTGGAGATACTTTATATAAAGCATTACGTGCTAAAGAAGGTGATTCAGTAACATTAGAAATATTTGAACCACAAGAAATTATTAAAGGTGTAGTAGAACAAATAAGTTATCCTATACAATCTAATGATGTAGTTGGAAGTGATACAATGTATGCTATTATTACAGTGCGTGGTACTAGACAAGGTACTATTGAAGAAGTAACATCAATACATACACCAGGTATAGCTTCTTGGGGTATAATGAGATACGGAGCATAATGGCAGATAGAGCAACACAAGTATTTAACTTTTATGAATCTACAATTGCTAATTCAGATTTTAGTGCAGGTGCTACATCATTTGACGTTGCATCTACACCAACAATAGATGGTACTAATGGTATTACATCAGCTACAACTGGTGATGCAGATACTTGGGTATATTTAGTTATTGACCCAGACAGTACATCTAACAGAGAAATTGTAGTAGTTAAAACACATACATCAGGTTCTACAACATTTAGTGATGTTGAAAGAGATTATGATGGTAGACAAGAAGCAGCAGGTGCTGCAGCTGATACAGGTATATCACACGGTATTGGTACTACAGTTAGAATGGCTGTACTTGCACAACATATACAAGACCAAAACGATAGAGTTGCTACAAATATTACATCATTATCTGATGCTTTAACAGATTTTGATACAGACAGTACAACAGCTATATCAGATTTTAATAGTGATGGTGATGATGCTATAGCAGCTATTAATGCTTCATCAGCTACAGCTATGATAAGTAATGCTACTGATGGTACTTCTATTACAGTAGATACTGCAGCAGATTATGTTTTAGTTTATGATGCAACTGATAGCACTTCAAAAAAAGTTTATGTTAATCAAGTTGCTGCACCTGTTGAAGTTCATCCATTTTTAGTGATGGGTTCATAATGGGTATGTTATTAATGCTTAAAGAAGGTGGAAGTTTAGGAATAGATACTATTGGAAATAAACCTATAGATGAAGATATAGATTTATTACCTGAAGGTTCAACAATAAGCTACGTTCTACAAAAAACTATGTGGACACCAGCTTTAACATTAGATTATTTATCTGATGATTATTCCTTGCTTTTAGTAGATGTGTAGTATAATAGAAAAATAATTGGAGATAAAATATGGCAAACGCATATAAAGTACTAGGACAAACAGCAGACGCTTTTACAAGCGCACCTGTTGATTTAATACCTGACCAAGACGGAGAAGTAATTGTTTCTACTGTTGTAATTTGCAATAGGTCATCAGCAGAAAAAACTTATGACTTGCAAGTTGTACCTGCAGGAGAAACAGCAGGTGATGAACATTACATTTCTAAAGATGTACCAGTTCCTGCAAACGATACATTATTTCTTACATTAGGTATAACACTTGCTGATGGTGATGTTCTTAAAGCAACAGCTAGCACAGCAGATGTAAGTTTTAGTGCATTTGGTACAGTAATAACAGCTTAGGAGTTTAAATGAGCGTAAAGTCTGCTAGAGGACAAGGAGTTAACGGAGGTTCATTCCGTGCAGCTAGTGTTGGTAATGAATATGGTGGTGGTTTTAAAGCATCAGGTGGTGATGTAGTAACCGAAGTTAATGGTTATTTAGTGCATAAATTTAATAACAGTGGAAGTTTTAATATTACTTTTGGTAAAAGAGCTGTTGAGTTTGTCGTTGTTGGAGGAGGAGCTGGTGGTGGATTAGCTACTGAAGGCTCTAACGAAGGTGGCGGTGGCGGAGGTGGAGGCTTTCGTACTGGTACAACAACAACTCCTTTAGGACCAGGTAGTTATACAATAACTATTGGTAATGGTTCTGGTGGTTCTGGATACGCAGCTACTGCATCTAGAGGTGGTATGTCATCTTTCTCAAACTTTGCTTCATCTTATGGAGGAGGCGGAGGTGGATTTGCACCTAATAATAATGGTGGTAATGGAGGAACTGGCGGTGGCGGTGGTAGAGGACGTTCTCCTGGTTCAGGTAATATAGGCGGTAACTCCTCTTATGACAGTACTCCTGAAGGATATAATGGTGGTTATGGTTCAGGTTCTGGTGGTTCTGGCGGTGGTGCAGGAACTGTAGGAGATAATGATGGTGATGGTCACGGTGGTGAAGGACGTACTTCAAGCATAACTGGTACAGCTGTTACTTATGGTGGCGGTGGTGCTGGTGGAGAATTAAGTGGTGGTCAACCAGGCGGTGACGGAGGCGGTGGAAATGGCGGCTCTGGTGGCGGTGGTGGACAATCAGGAACAGCTAACCTTGGAGGAGGTGGCGGTGGAGGTACTTCATACGCTGGTAACGTTGGTGGCGGTTCAGGTGGTAAAGGTGTTGTTATAGTAAAGTATAGGAAATAACTATGGCTTATTACGCAGAATTAGATAACCAAGATAATGTATTAAGAGTTATTGCAGTTAATGATAATGACAACTTAGACCCTGTAACACAATTAGAAACAGAAGAAGCAGGTATTGCTTTTTGTAAATCATTATATGGTGAAGAAACAATTTGGTTAAAAACTTCTTATAATAATAATATACGTGGTAACTATGCTAGTGAAGGGTATCTTTATATTAGAGAACACGATATATTTATGCCTCCAAAACCTTTTGATAGTTGGACATTAGATGTTGATAATGCTGAATGGGTAGCACCTGTTGAATATCCAGTTGAACCTGTAGGTGTTTATAAACATTGGAATGAAGAACTACAACAATGGGAAGTTCAAGAATAAAATATTAACTATAGTAAGGTGGAACTATGAAATTCAAAAAAGATAAAATAATAACCTGTACATTTAATATGGGTGTTTATTCATCATTAGATGTGCATTTACAACCAGCTAATAAATTTATACCACCTTGGTGGAAAAATATCCCAAGAGATATAAATGAAGAAGGTTTGTCATTTCCTGTTGTAGGAAAAGAAATAATACCTAATGGTAGAACTGTAAAATATTGTCCTAGTTTTGCTGATATATTTAATTTAGGTTATGTATTACCTGCACCTGTAGATATGTGGTTTTCTGTAGCTAAAGATAATCACGATATTAATTATTGGAAAATTGCTAATGAAGCATTTGAAATAGAAATACATCACGATAGTCAAATGATACAACACATAAATAGTCCAATTAAAAAAGTATTTAAATTTGTAAATCCAATACAAATAATAGGTCCTCCTGGTTATAGTTTAATGCAGTTACCAATGTTTTATCATTATGACCAAATGGATGATTGGTATGTACCATATGGTGTTATAGATATTGATATTCATCACGAAGTTAATCCACAAATATTTTATGTTAGTGATAAAGATGAAGTGTATATAAAAGCTGGAACACCACTATGTTATTACATTCCATTTAAAAGAACTGATACAAAAGTAGAAATGAAACCTATGGATGAAGAACTTAAAAATAAAGTTATTAAATCACAATATTTAGCACATAGAAGTTTTAGTAAAGGATATTTTAAAAAACGTAAATATGATATTTAATGATAAAAAAAAACATAAAGTATCTTACACGCAAAGTCCTAACTCAATAATACCTAAGTTTTTGTTACCTGAAATTATTAAAAGAAAAACAATTGACTTTGGTTGTCCTGCTATTAAATCTACGCATAATAAATTGTATAACTTATTATCTCCATACACTGTAGAAATTACTTTTGGTCTTGATAACAATGCAAAACCATTTGCTTATTGGAATTTTAATAATAAAGATATGCAAGTAACAGATGAAGTCAGTGATGTATTTAATCATATAATTAATGTACAGCTACATAATGGTAGAGCTGTTTTGCAATTGCATACTTATTTAGTGTTTGCTACTGATGATGCTAAAGATATTGAAATTACTATGTTACCACCTGATGAAAAAACTTATGATAATTGTGTATTTGTACCTGGAGGTTTTTATATTAATAATTGGATAAGAGAAATAAATCCTACTTATATGCAAACAACAGATAAATCAGCAACTGTAACATTAACACTTGGTAAATCATTTGCTAACTTAATGTTCAATTACAAAGTAGATTTAAATTATATAGATAGTACAGATAATATAAATAAATATTATAAATACAGTAACAATATTGTAAGTTACTATAAAAATGTTAGACCTATAATTAATAACATAATTAATAAAAGACCTAATAAATTATTATGAAAGAAATAACTGTATATTATGCAAGTCCTGATAATTTACATCAAACAGAAGATTGGTCAATACTTTATAAAGAACCTGTTAGTTTAAGTAGTTTATTAAATAAAAATATAAATAAAACTCGTAGTAAAGAACTAAATAATAGAGCTTATTTATCTTGTACTGCTTATCAAAACTTATCTAAAAATTTATATGTGTTAGAAAATCCTATAGAATCTAGTTATAAAATAACAAACGTTGCTTTATCTACTGGTAAAAATTCTTTAAGTGCAACAATAAAAAGAGAACCACAATTAAATAATCAAATATTATTAGAATATAGTTATCCAATAATATTATTTGCTGATGAAAGTTTAGAAGTTCAATTTACAGCTCCTTATTTTATTAATGCACCTCATATGCAATATGGTTCAGTAACTCCTGGACAATATAATATTGGTAAATGGTTTAGACCTATACAAGTAGAATTTAACTTGTGGTCAAATGTAGATGAATTTATTATTAAACAAAATGAACCTTTAGCTTTTATTAATTTTTTAACAAATAAAAAAATTAAATTTAAAATGTTTGAAATGTCAAATGATTTAGCAAAAATTATGAATGTTTGTAGTACTGCAAGTTCTTGGGAAAGCAATGTACCGTTAATAAATAGATATGCTAGATTTCACGAAAGTAAAATGTTAAATAAAACTTTAGCTAAAATAAAAGAAAGGATTATAGAATGAAAGAATATATAAGTTATTCAGTTAAATTTAGTTTATGGATTGATGATATTTTAGTTGATAAAGAAATAGATATGCACAATCCTGAAGAAGTAGAAAAAATTGTTAGTTATGCAACTAATGAATTAATATTAAAAGAAGAAGATATTAAAAAATATTTAACTTCTGAAGTTATAGAAAAAAATAAAAATACTAAAACTGGTAGAAGTTCTAAAATGATTTCCAAAAAGTTATAATATGTTATAATCCTGCTTATGGATTTTATAATTGGGTTTTTATTAGGTATTTTTTTAAAAGATATTGTATCAACTCTTAAAAGATTAAGTACTTGGGATTGGGAAAATCGTAACTACTACGATAAAGCATACACCTGGAGTGATGACATCTATATGTCAGAGGATGACCTTCCATAATGTCTGACTATCTCGGTAATGGTTATACACAGAAGGAGATGTTAGATATGGTATTAAAACGCCTTGATGAAATAGATAGTAAACTAGACGCAAAACTAGACAAAGCAGAATTTTATAAAGTATTAGGATTATTGGTAGCAGTAGGTGGTGTTGTTGTTGCTGCCTTAATGTAGGAGAATAATGGCAACATTAAAAATAGACACAAAAACAATCATTCCAATAATTGCAACAATAGTAATTAGTGCATTTGGTTGGGTATTCAACTCGATAGAAGAAATTAAATCACATCAGAACGCTTGTGATGCTATGGTTATGGAAATGAATAGTGAACTAGATATGTTAGAATCTAATTTTACAGAGTTATTATTTAAAATAGGAGGATAGTATGTGTATGGTAAAAGAAAAAGAAGATGGTTCGTTTGTACAAATTTGTAATTGTAAGCACGGCAGTGATAACTGCACTAATAACTAGCTTTAGTAATATACTATCATTATACTTAGTTAAACGAGAAAACAGGAGATATAATGGCAGTTCCAGATAGAGTTAAAGCTATTATGAAAAAGAACGGCCTTAAAGGTGTTAATAAACCTAAGCTTACACCTAGTCACAAAACAAAATCACATGTTGTTATGGCTAAAGAAGGTAACAAGTATAAGTTAATTAGATTTGGACAACAAGGTGTTAAAGGTGCTGGTAAAAATCCTAAAAGTAAAAAAGATAAAGCACGTAAAAAGTCGTATTATGCTAGACATAATGCACAAGGTAAACCTAAATCTAAATTATCTGCTAAGTATTGGTCACATAAGGTTAAGTGGTAATGGCTAAAACAGTAAGTTGGAAATGGGGTGACAAAACCTATGAAGGTACAGTCACTCGTGAAACTAAAAATTTTATTTATGCTAAAACACATAACAATAAAATTAAAAAGATTCGTAAGAAAAAGTAATGGCGTTACCAGGAGCATATGTTAACAGAAGTAATACAACTGGTCAGTATTGTTCTAATTGCAAACATTATATTAATAACTATTGCATTGCATTCAAAGAACAAGTAGCACCAGGAGGTTGGTGTAAAGTGTGGGAATCAATTGAAATACGAAGTATTAAGAGTTAGTAGTCAAAAAGACTCTACATCAGGTTTGTTATTTGAAGTCAACAATGGTAAGCGTACATTTCTTTGTTATACATTAGAAGATGAACAACGTGATGTTAAAGTCTGGGGTGAAACACGCATACCTGCTGGTACTTATAAGCTAGGTTTACGTACAGAAGGTGGTTTTCATAATCGTTATCTGTCCAGATATGGTGCAGACTTTCATAAAGGTATGATATGGGTATTAGATGTACCTGGATTTGAATGGATACTATGGCATTCAGGTAATACAGATGAAAATACTGCAGGTTGTTTGCTGTTAGGTAACACACAAACTAGCAATTTAGTAGCTAAAGATGGGTTTATTGGTTCAAGTCGTGATGCATATGCACTTGTATATCCTCGTGTATTAGCTGCTATTGAATCAGGATTAGATGTAGAAGTAGAATATATAGATTATGATGGTAAGTTACCTACACCTGAAGTTTCTAATGCAGCTCCACCAGATATGATACAACCTAAACAAGTTATGGAAAAATTGCAAGAGATAAGTGGTGAAGTCAAAATATTATCTGCTAAGCTTGATGGAAAAAGAATAATATGAGTGACATAGACAGAATAGAATACATTATAGAACAATTAACTAAAGGTGGTAGTCGTTCTGTTCGTTTATCTAATAAATTTAATGTTAGTAAAAAAGATTTACCTGTATTAAAAAGCATACATGCTGAATTAAAATTAGGTGGTGAAGTAGCATTAGGTTCAGTAGATGCAAGTAAATTAATATCTGAAGGTGCTGATGATGCATTTGATACAGCAATTATAAATAAAATTTTAGAATCAACAGGTAATCATGGCTTAGGTGAATTTAAAGATAGTAACTTAGCAAATATAAGTGATGTAGAAAATATAGGTGGTGTAAAAAGTAAACAAATATTTAAACAAAGTAAAGGAGATGTACCTAGAAAAGTAGGTGATATAGAAACTACTGTATCTAGAGGTTTGTCAGATATACAAGCTGACATTGATATAGGTAAACAACTTCGTAGAGGTTATACACCTATGTTAAAAGATGTAAGTTCAGCTGGTCCTAGACCTAGTTTTGTAGAAAAATATGTACCTGTTTATAAATCATTGAATGATTTTAGTGACAATGAATTGCGTTTAACTAAACAATATTTTACTGCTAAAAACAAAGGACTATCAGATAAACTTGCATTAAAAGTAACTAAATCTAGTATTAGTCGTATGTTACGTACATCTGGAACTGACATATCAAAAACATTACCTTCAGTTGGTGACAGTGCTTTAACAAAAGCAGTAGAAGCTGCTAATCAAGCAACTGAAGACTTAGAATATTTACAAAGAGAATCAGGTTTATATGATGATAAGTATTACGGACCTGTAGATAGTCATGTAAAACAATATAATTTAATTAAAACTGCAAATGAAAGCAACATTGGTAAACAAATGCCATTTGAAAGTAGTGCTGAAATTAAAGAATACAACAAAATGGTACAAGATTTTGACAAAATAGATTTATCTACTGAAACTAAACGTGCACAAAAATTAAGTAAATCATTAGACGAATCACAAGCAAATATTATAGAACAAGGTAAGGGTGGTTTACTAGAAGGACAAGCTATGGGTACACAAACTAAACCTATGCTTACAGAAAACTTTGGTGATATGAAAATAGGTGGTGGATTTATGAATAAAACTCAAGAAGATTTAGAAGCTGCAGCAAAAATAAATTATGAAAAAGCTTATGGTGATAATACAATACCTATTAATTTTAAACATCCAACTGCTGCAGGAAATAAAACTATAAAAGAAATGGGTTTTAATGTTGGAGATAAATTACCTGTAGGTATTGATAAAAAAGGTAAGTCAATATTTTTAAAAGTAGGACCTGAAGTTGATGAAGCAAAACCAATAGGTACTGGTATTACTTCTTTTGGTACTGATAGATTATCAGGTGTAAGATACGACTCAGATGTACAAGCTGAAAGAGCTAGTAAAGAACAACCAGGTAAAATAGAAATTTATGATAAAACAAAAAGAGAATACAAACCTAAACAAACATATGTACCTAGTGCTATTGATGAGAGTACACCTAGAATATCTAAAGCTGAATATAAAACACAAGAATCTTTAGTTAATCAAATGAATCAATTAAAGGCAATGTATCCAAACGTTGCAAATAAAAATAATCTTGTTAGACTAGCGTTAAGAAATATGGAAAAAGAATATGGTTTACCAGTTAATAAAAAATTATTGTTAAACCTTAGTAAGTTTTTTTAGGAGTATAAATGGTAGCATTTAAAGGCGGCAATAATACAGGTGGTCAGAATGTAGATTATTATGATAATCCTAATTATGACCCTAAAAAAGATGGTAAGTCTTCTACAGATTACATTAAAAATCAAGCTAACAAATCAGCTGACTGGGCAGAAACTGCAAATTATCAATATTACGAAGTTGGTGCAGGTGAATATGATGATGTTATAGAAGCAGAAGGTGAAGCAGCTTATGATAAAGTTAAAGCTGATAAACAAACAAGCGATACTGTATCTTATTTTAGAGCTAGAGAACGTGAACGTTTAAACCCAGGTGGAGTTGGTGGTCCACAAATTAATCCTAAGTTTTCTAAACCTGCATCATTAAGTGATAAATTAGCTAAGTTTGGTTTCTCTTATGACCCAACTAATCCAGATACATTTTTTGAAGAAGTGTTTAGATTACCAGATAAAGTAGTATCAGAAAATAAAACTAGAGCATTTGATACAGGTAGTTTTAGAGGTATTAAAGGTTGGAATGAAGAAACTATGGAATTTTTAAAAGATAAACCAATGCCTAATACAGTCGCTGGTGTCAATCAAGAACTACAAGCACGTAAAGCTAGAACAAGAGATTTTGCTATGGAATTTAAAGGGACTGTTTATGATTTTATTAATGAAGTTAAAAGTGGTTTATTAGATGAAGTTGATGAGGCAGTAAATGATAATATATTTTCCTCTGAACGAAGACAACCACTTTCAAATAATGAATTAGAAAATAAATATTTTCCTGATGATGCAAGTAAAAAAGAAGCTAAAAGACAATTACAAAAAATGATTTCTTTTACTGATGAAGCATCTGATATAAGTAGAAATTACAGTTCATTATCACAGTATGCAGCAACTATCGTTGGTGATACTGCTAAAACTCCTGCGGCTATAATAGACCATATGATTCGTGGACCTATTGGTGAGAAAAAATGGATTGATGAAAAATTAACTAAAGTTAATTATGAAAAAGGTCTTAAAGAATTTCAAGCTTGGAAATCTAAAAAAGGTATTCCAAAAATAATAAGATTAGTTTCTAAGTTAGGATAATTATGAGTAAAGAATATAAAGATATATTAGAAAAAACATTATGGACATTTGTTGAAGCATTTATTGGTGCATTAACAGTAGCACCATTAGTTGGTGTAGATGCTGATACAGTACAGTTAGCTGCAATATCAGGTGCGTCTGCAGCTTTAGTAGTAATTAAAGAGTTTGCTAAAAAACAATTAGCTAAACCTGTTAAGAAAGTGAGTAAATAATGCCTGGACATTATCATAACAAACACGAAATATCTTTAGAAAATAAAGATGAAGAATCTATTGTAGAATCAGGTATTAACTTTGAAAAAATCGCTAGTCATAGTGTACTTACTGACATGGGATTAGTACAAGAACCTGTATCACATGGTAAAAGTGATGGTCAAGTATCTGTTAACTCAGTTGCTGCTGCAGTTGCAGCTCCAAAAATAGACGAACGTAACGTATATACATTAGAAAATCTATAATGGGAAGTCCTAATTACAATAAATTAGTAGGTGAAGGTAAAGCTGGTCTTGGTAAAGACGAACTTAAAAGGCGTGTAAAACAACACAATGCATTAGCTGAGAAAGCATTTGCTAGTGTTAAAGGTAAAGAACAACTTACTGCTGCTGATGTAGCTAACATTTATCGTGGTATTAAATTAAAAAATGATGCTAAATTAATGCAATCTATAGGTGATAAAACATATTCTTTTCCTAAACAAAAAGATAATAAACCTATAATTCCTGGTGTATCTCCTACTATAAATAAAGATGGTCTTAAAAGAGCATGGGATATGACTGTTCAAGGTTACAAAGGTACTGCTAAAAAATGGGCTAAAAATATTGCTAAAGGTTACAAAGTATTAGATGCTATAAACTATGGATTACTTCCTGGTGGTGTTAAACCAGTAAATCCTTGGGGTAGTAATGCAGGTAATACTATTACACGTTTAAATAGTTCACCAACCCTTCCAGTATGGGAAGATAGAAATAAAAAAAATAAAAATACTAAGTTATAGTACTTTCTCTTTTTAGAAATCCTTTTAATAAATCTCTTATAGCTTTACTATGTCCACTTGATTGCCTACCATCATATATATCATGATGCCATTTACATAGTATGGCAACATTATTAATATCATACTTACGTTTTTTGTTGCCACCCATACCTATGCCTTGTATATGTGCTAGCTCTAGCCACTTGTTATCATTACAATAAGCCCACTCACAACGACCACCTGCACGTTTCATAGCTTCTTCTCTTATTGGTGATAAACTTTCCATTATTCTTCTTCTAAACGTCTGTAATCTTTTACATGAGCATCTTGTTGAAACTCTGATTCTAATTGTTCTAGATGCCAATTGTAATCTGCTACAAACTTATCCATAAGAAACCTTAATTTTTTCATATCAGGTTGTACTTTAAATGTATCACTACCACATGCTTGATTAAACTGTGTAGCCCATACTTTTAAATACTTATGGTGTGTAAATATATTTATTTTATTTATGTCTATTTTCGCCATTTATTCCTCTCCAAAATATTCGTCAAACATTTTCTGTTCACAAGATACACATCTCTCTGTGTACATATAATCAGATTCAAATTTTTTACGACAATTTTTACATCTAATATCATACGTATTTGAATCTAATTGGTTACGCCATATGTTCCATTTGTTAGATGTATACGATTTATAATACTCATTCATTAATTAGTTTCCTCCATATACAAGTATCTGTTATTGTAATCTTTCCAACAGTGCTTGCTACTATTCCAATGATGCCATCCATCATTGTAGACTAACCAACTAGCTACAGCTGTAGATACTTTTGGATTAGTCCTATTACTTATTATATCAAGCTTAGGTTTTAACCAAGCCCATGTATTATCATTAAATTGCCAGAGTCCAACATCTGCAGTACCATTTGTGTTCTTGCCTACTGCATCAGGTTTTCCTGAACTTTCACAGTAAATTACATTTAGTGCCTGCAAGATGTCGTCCTCCTTAAAGTACCTTTGTACAAGGTCTGTATGTTCTAACACATACTCGACTTTAGAAGCCACTTCCATACAGTCCCTGTACTCTGGTAATGTATCGGTTGTAATCAACAGGGGTATCATACAACCGACCAATACTTCTATCATTAGCTAATGGTAGCAGCTTTCTTAGTAGGTAATTTAGTACAGTAGTAATGTACTAACCCACGTTTCTTACTAGGTAAGGTAGTAATTTCATAACCTTCTGCTCTAAGATTATGTATTATTCCACCAAACCTATGGCAATGTAGTTCTGCCACAAACTCCCAATTACTAATTGGTTCATCATCAATAAACTCAGTTAATGCCCAAGCAACTAACTGTGTTTTAGATTTAATAAAAGCAGGTATTTCTCTGCCTCTAAAGTATTCAGGTATCATTAGTTAATACCCCATTCTTCAGGTATATCTGAGTTGTCTAACCACCAAGACTTACGCCACTTACCACTATGTCCTCCGCATTTTGCAGGGTCATTTGTGCTACATGTAAAGTCTGGACTTTTATCTGACCTTTTAGAGTTACGATTATCATAAACCATTTCTCCACAATATGGACATTTTAAGTCATCTCTATACTTATTTTGTTGTTCCATTTTATTTACTATTCCTCCTATCACTCCACTAGAATCTTGTAATCCTGGTGTGATATCTTCTGACTCTATACCAACTGCTGATAGTTTTTCTTGTATTGATAAGCTATCAAACTCATCTTGTGTATACTCAACAGGCATATCAACAAGTCTTTCAATCATATCGAAATACTTTGTTAATTGTTTATCTGACCATGTTGTTTTATCAGCAGGAAACTTCATAGTAACTGCGTATTGATTAGCAGTACCTATGATTTTGTTTAGAGTTTCTTTATTTTGTACTGATGCAGTCATAGACTGTATAGTATTTACTATAAAGTTTAAGTCCTGCATTAGAATGGTGCTTCATTATTTTCAGTATCTAAGATACTATCCATAATGTCATTCATGCGTTGAACATCTTCCTTAGTAGGTTTGTTCTCTTTTTTACGCATATCTACTTTAGTTACTTCAACCTTGGCATCTTTGTCAGCCATTTCTTGAGTGTAACCATCAGTTCCATAAGATGTAGCTTCTTCTTCTGATTGTACTGAACCTGACCATAGCTCTACGCCTAGACCAAATCTCATACATGCACGTTTAAATGCATCAGACTCTGCATCTTTAAGATTAGTACCATCATTAAACTTAGCATTACCTAGCTTAAATGTATCAACGTCACCGAAGCCATCATAGCTACCCATGCCATCAATTGTTATAGTACCTTTAGCACCGACAATACGTTTTTCACCATTGTATGTACCATATACAGGTTCGCATTGCCATGTGTATTTAACTCCACTGTCCCTTAAACGCTCAACGTAGTGTGCGTGTGGAACATAATCACCAAACTTACCAGCTGGTGCTTTCCTAACTATCTCCTGTGGAAATGGGGATAGTAAGTCAACGTTATTAGTCATAACATTCCCTTCTGTATTTGTTTTTTTCTCATAAAGAGAAAAACAAATACTTCTATTCTTTATCTAAGTCTAATAAACTTCGCAAGTTATGTACCCCTTTTTCTATGGGTACAAGCTTGCACTCGCCATTTATGTTGGTCAGAATAAAGTATGGCTTATCACCTAAACCACTGTACTCTATGCCTGTTAACTCCCAACTAGACTTAGTGTCTATGTTTGTCATAGTATTCATTATAGTCACTTATGTGACAATTTTACAAGGTATTCTGCAGTTACTCCATGATTAGGTTTAGCAAACAATAACCATTGACATGGTCTTCCCATGCTCGCTAATTGTTCTAATGCATATGTATTGTAACTTTCAGTACTACCATTTACCCACAATCTTATGTCATTAACATACATAGTTGTAGGTGTATGCCAGTGTCCAGCAATAGCATAATCAAAGTCAGGCATTAAACCTCTAGACGCTAGTGCTTTCCATCCTAATAACTTTTTACCAAAGCCATACCATGGAAAACCGCTGTGTCCTCTTACATTATCGCCATGCCATACAAAGAATTTACATCCCTTACCCAAATCAGCAATATCAAACCAATGATTATCGCCTTCACTATCAGGAATAACAAATGATATTCGTTTATCTTTTTCATATACCATATCCATTATTTTGCCTAGCATTCTATCAGCGTTAGAGTCTGGGTGATAATCTTTTCTTGCACGTCCACCTAATGAACCATGATTACCTATTACCCAATGTACTTCTACTTCTTGGAAGTTCGCCAATAATGTATCAAAGAATTTGGTAAGTATTCTTGGGCCATCTATTGTTACTTGATTGTACAAACTTGCATCAATCAAATGTGTTTGACCTGGGAATATAAGCTCACCTTCTACGATATCACCAGCAGCTAGGACTACGCATTTATTAACTGGATGTGCAGAACGTTGAACATTTGTCAATTCAACTATCTTATTTGCATATTCAATTACACGTTCTTCTGCTACTTGTGTGTTATAATCTGGCGTTACCTTCGCCAATTGTACATCTGAGAGTACAGCTACAGCTACTTCTTCGTTCTTATTACGTTTATGTAATTTAGGTTTAGGGATATTTGGTTTGTCCCATGTACGAAGGTTAGTAGATACAGCTTCATAAACTGCTTCAATCATATCAGCTTTTTTATTTTTAGCTTTTTCTAATGACTTAAGTAGTTTAAGGTTATCAGCTTTGAGTTCTTGAACTAATTTAGATTCAGCTTCTATAAATAGCTTATCAATATCTTTATCACTCATATTGTGAACCTAGATTCGCCAAGTTTTCAAAGTGATTACGCACTGCACTCTCACTTATTTTGATACCATATTGTTCTTTCAATAATCTTGAAACAACATATGGTTTTATGTTGCGTCCTGACTTAACACGTTCTTCGCAGCCATGCCAAAAAGGTTCAGCTTCTTCAGTTATCCTGTCAAGTATCGGACTTCTTTTACCATTTTCTGCTTCGTAAAGCATATCATCTATATTCATACTATTCATTATACTTTCATTGATATTTAGTCAAACTTTATATAAAAAAAAATAGCGTAATGGTGTTCACTATAGGGATTGACTTGCACAAGATGTGCGAAAAACCTCGTCCGGAGTTCTCCTCCGACTCTATTCCATTACTTAGTAAGGGTTACGTGGAAAGGAACACGTCACTATTGCTAGTACCTTACCTGCTATTTAGTTTAGCACGCTTAGTTTTAATGCGTGTTCTTTTACTTCCTCTACGTTTTTTAAGTTAATTATCTGTGCTTTAGTACATGTGTCTATACAATCTCTAAGTAAATTGTAACCAACACTGCTATCGTTTCTACCAAACACTTTCATATCACTAACCCATATACGTCTTGCTGGTTGTTCAGCTAGCCAGCGTAATGCTGGACCATCTATAACATTACCTCTGCCAGAGTGTATGTTTAAATAATCATCATTAACACGTAGTCCATTCTTAGCAATGATACGTAAGTCACCCCAGTTACCACTACCATTGTACATAGCAATGTTAACTGCAGGTAATATCATCATAATATCTAAGATATCTTTACCATCAAATCGCATTGAACCAGAAGCGTCAATCAATATTGTGCCACCTTTGACACGTTGTCTTTGTTTGAATATCTTCTTGTCAATACAATATCTATTAATGTATTTAGGATTGTAACCATAATCTTGTGGTCTATAATCTCTGCCATTCTTTAATCTAGCTTGTAGATTAACTGACAATGGTGGTTCATGTATTCTCATTTCACCCCATTGACCCATACTAGAACTTGTATAGTATGACATGTCTTCCATAAGTTTACGTTTCATACGTTTTTCTAAGTCTTTAGCAGAACCATTACCATAACCACCTGATTGTTGTTGTTCAGATTCATCAGAACTTTCGCCACTACCTTCACCTTTCTTAGGCATAGGTTTAAATACATATTGTTTATCTGGACGTTCATCCATTTCTAATAGTATTGACAAAAGTTTTGCTTGTCTTTTTACAGCAGCAAACGTAGGTAAATCAGCTCGTCTATCGTCTATAAGCTTTCTCATAAACTTATATACTTGATGATAAACAAATAGATATTCCATACGTCTTGCCTCAGTAAAACGCATATCATCTGCACAATTACTTAGTACACTTAAGTACCATTGTGCTCTACCAGTTAAGTTAGCACTAGTAGAATAATATGCACGTGGATGTTTTGAATCAATCCATGTAACTAAATTAAGAAAACAAGTAATTAGTTCTGCAATAGAACCTTCATAGATTACTTTAAGTACTTGCATATCTGTAAACTCTTGGCATACATAAGGGTCTGTTATACCTCTACCTGCATAACCAAGTAGCCAATCAATACGCATACGTTCTAGTATTTCTACAGCTTCTTGTCTTACATCTGGACCAAACTTACCTAATGTTTTAGGTGACCATTTAGCACGACCTAACTGATGTCTACGTACCATACGACTATGATTAACACCACATGCCTCACATTCTCTATCAAGTGGTACAACCATCTTGTTATTGACATTGTCAGTACGTGGTGTTGAATTAAATTCGCTAGTACCATAAACAGTCCAGTCTTCTCCAGTTACAATCTCTGGATATGGATATGCTTTAGTCATTAGCTTTAGCTAGTAGTATTGCATCGATAATTTCTTCTGATTTATCAGCAAATATAAGTTTAGCTGCAACTTCTTGACTGAAGTCTTGGTCTTTAAGCATAAAGAACTCTTTCCATGCACGTATAGATACACGTTGTTCTGGGTCATCAACTAATGTAGTTTCATTAATAACTTTATGCCACTCAGTAGGAAATACAGCCAAAGCTTTTGGATGTATTGTATCCATATTAATTTTAACTGGGAATCTATCTTTGAGTGCCAAAGGTAAACTCTCAGGTGGACTATTAGTTGTTGCGATAACCTGGAAACCATCTGCTGGTCTAACAGTTTCTCTCTTATCATTGTTAAGAGTGATACCTGCTATCTCTGGGTCATCTAAAATTGCATGCAGAAAAGTCATAGCGTCTGGTGATGCGTGGTCAATCTCATTGATTACCAATCTACCACCATGTCGCCATGCCTGTATAGCGATACCGTCATGCCATTGAAAGCCACCATCTTTACTTGGTTTATAAAAGCCTTCTAAATTAGCAGAAGCAGTATCTTCTGTCATTGTAATTTGAAACACATTTGGTTCGCCAAACGCATTTATAGGTTGATTTTGCTTTACAGCACTATATGTTTTACCAGTACCTGGTGGCCCATATAGTAATATTCTATTTGATACACTTATTACATTGTCAAGTAATTCCCAACAATTCATTTTGTACCTTCCTTTCCTTCGTCTATATCTTTTAAGAACTCCTCAGCTTGGTCACCCAAGTGAGAAGCATGTTCCATTACGTCATTCAATACGATATCATTCATTTCTTGACTCTTATCATATTGAACAACTTGTATTGCAGATGCTGGATGCATTAGCCAGCTAGCAAATACACCATTATCTATAGCTTGCTGCCTTAGATTATTTATCTCATCTCTAGTAAATACTTGTTTATTTATTAGCGATGGATGTGAACCGATAAAATCGGTCATCATTTCTGCTTTGTTTACCATGTCAATTGTTGTAGCCATAGTTACAGCTTGAATTATATCTTTGGCTTTTAACAACACACGTACAGTTCTAGCATTATGTTCTTTTGGTGCTCCTGGCATATCTAAATATGTAAGAGTAACCATGAACTCAATGTCATCTTGTTCGTGTACTTCTAAGTAATCACCTGATGGCATATATCTCCTTTCTTTTTTTATAGTATGTAAGCCTTTGGCTCATAAAGAGAAAGGCTTACATACATAGACGCTAATTATGTTGTTTAGACTGGGCATGAATACACATAACTAGCTTTGCATCTATGAATTGTAGTTGTAGATATTACATCGTTTCTAAAACATTCATAGATAGCTTGTAACACACAAGTAGAAGTTGGAAATTGAGTTACTACCTATGTGCTACAAGCTATCTACATTATGGTCTATCGGTTGACAAAGGGGAAGTCAACAATGTAAATAGCTCTGCGTTTCAATTACAGTATTGCTGCATTGACTTTAATCATGTTCACTACAATCACACTGCATATCTGGTGTAACTTTGCTTGCTAAAGCTAACAAAGCAACTTCAGCATCATGTCTATTACACCATATTTGTAAGTGTTGCATATCTTCAACTAAACCTACTGATATATCTTGCCATTCCATTGGCGAATAATGTGGTGGTTTAGATTGTAAACATTCACCGCAGTGTGCATATTGTACTATTAAGTTTTCTTTATACAACATCACGTACGCTACTTCTCATATCACGCATACTATTTCTGTATTCATTAAACATTTCTTCTGCGTTTTCTATAGGATACGTATCTGTTTTAAGTTCTTCTTCAAACTCAATGTCATATGTATTTTTCATAGTTAAACTAAACTTAGTACATATGTCATGTAATAATATAAATGGTTGTCCCCATGCAGATTCAAACCAAAATTGCACAGTTCTTTTACCATCAATTGTTGTATCTGATACTAATTGTGTTGACATATCACCCCATTTAGTACCCCAGTAGTCATACTGCCAACTAATTGGTTCATATGTACCATACTTATCTATCAATTCATCTTTAGTTATATCAAGCATTGGCCTAGCACCATCATCATCTTCATACCATACGTTACATCTAACACCATCAATAGTTCTTAAACCTTGGTGTAAGTTTTGTAATTCTTTTGGCATAGGACTAGCCTCTGTGAAGCTGTAATAGTACTCACCATTATCATCTTTCTTTGTAATAGTATTTAAAAATTTAGTAATATCTTTTGTATCACCTGTAATTTCAACGCTATTTCTACATATGTTAGGCATTATTCTTCCTCTCTTATATCTTTAATCATCTCATTTATATCTTGCATAAATAGTTTTACATTATCTGACATACCTTTTTCAGTTTGTACAAACTCAGTAAAGTCTTCTCTAAGTTCATCGTGCGATAATATTTTTGCTATAGCTTTTGTTTGAAACCTTGGATTTTTATCACCCAATTCTTCCATAACTAACATCTGCATATCAGCTAACACATTTATACGCATAGATAATTGTTTAACGTGTTCTAATATTTCTTTAGTACTCATTATTCTTCCTCTCTATTATTTTTATTAACAGCTTTATCAATTTGATATTCAATAGCTTCATTAAGCATTGCACACCAACCCTTGACTCTCTCATCAAGTCCTGAGTAATTTTTAGCTGCATTATGTGTATCTGCTAGTGTCCACTTAATAACAGTACGTAACTGTGTATTAGTTAGATTATCTAGCTTGTCATCAATATCCATATATTCCCTTTCTTATAATTAATAATAAGTTCTTTTCTATTTTCCATAAAGAAAAAGAAAAGAACGCCAAGTATTCATTTAGATAACGTTACAATTAAAACAAAGTTCGTCTTCTTCTAATGGATACTCTGTGTATTCTAAACATTTGTAACATTGTGGGTAAGGTTGTCCAGTTGGGCTACTCATTTTAAATCGTAATCCAATTCAAATCTTACCTTTATTCTATCCTTAATTGTACGTTCATTTTCTTTCCAATATATATAGCTTGGATACATTGAATGTTCTTTATTAGTCTTCACTACGTACACCTCCTATATCTAATTTAAATTGTGGTGGTAGATTTTCTAGGTGTGTTTCCGCCATACGTATAGCTTGGTCTTCACTTGATGCTGTGTATGTACGTTCGCCTATAAAATATATTTTATATTTCTTAGCCATTATTCTTCCTCCAATTGACTTTGGTGATTTAGAATTTTATTCCATTCATCTTTTGTTACTCCGGTTAAAGCAACTTTTAAACCCTTGAATAGTTCCATTAATTCTGGGAAATATATATCTTGCATAGTTTCACTACCTTTTTCTTCTGTCCAAAATGTAACAGCAAAGGTATCAAACCATGTATGTATAACAGTTACTTCCATGTCGTCACCTTGGTAGTTTTTAAACGCAAGTTTTAATCCACCTCTCTCATTATTTTCGCCTTCGGTTAGTTCCTCAACCTTTACATTTGTAAAGTCAAAGTTAACTTCCTCTGCATATGCTTTGATAGCATCTGCACTGTCTGTATATTGTCGCATTTTATTCCTTTCT